ACAGCGCCTTGACCTTCTTGCCTGCCCGCTTCGCCTGCGCATCGTCGAGATGCACGACGTCGCCTTTCTTGAACGGCACACCGTCGAATGACCACTTGTCCTCGTCCGCTTCGACGCGGTACTTCTTCGCGCCTTCACGTTCGCGTGTGGTTTCGGGTACCTCAGGTTCACGACCCTTACCGGGTTGTGGCCCTTTGTACTCGCGTCCTGCTTCTTCCGCTTCCTTCTTCGCTTCTTCCTCGTATCGCGCACCACCGGGTGTCGATTCGATTCGTGCGCGAAGTTTGGCCTGATCAACCGCTGACGGTCGACCTTCGCCGCCTGAAGCGAGAAGTGCAGGCACGGTGGCCATCTCGTCCGGGTGCTTCGTGTCTGCTTCTTTGCTGTTTCGTTCAGCCATTGTCATTTTCTCCTTACGAACCGATGACGATGCCAGAAGCGTTGTTGTAGTCGCTGCGCACACGTGGAATCACGATGCCCATGACCATCCAGTAGAGAGTGAAACCGTCGGGAGACGTCCACGGCACCACCGTCGGAGCCTGTCCAACGATCAGGTCGATCACGTCGCTCGTCATCTGGAACATCAACACCTGATTCGCAGGCATCATGTCCGCAACCTTGATCGTGAGCAATCCGCCGGTGCCGTTCGACACCTGCTGCAATCTGCTCAGGACGGATCCGCCGATCGCGGCCTTGAAGTCCTTGTTGAGCGCGTTGCCGACTGCGGTGCCGACATACATTGCATACGGGCCGTACTTCTTGTCCGCTTGCAACTGATTGATCATCGCCAACGTGTCCGTGAGAATCTGATCGCCCGTTGCGGAAATCCACGGTGCGCTCAGCGTGACGGTGTTGGCGTTCGGTGCGTTGAGAAGTCCGGGCACCGCGTTTCCGTTCACCTGCAACGCAACGCCACCTTCAAGCGTTGCGCCGTTCAGCACGGAATCTTCAATGGCCTCGTTCACTCTGCGCGTGGCTGATTCGATCAGCGTCGTGTCGAGTGGCATTCCGACGCGCTCTGATGCGCGAAGGGTACGAATGCCCATGAAGAAATCGTCTGTGGTCAGATAGACCGGGAGACGACGCGGAAGGCGGTTCGGCAGTTGGTTCTGTCCACGTGCCGAAGGCGTCATGGTGCGCTGCGCACCACCGGTATCGCTCACGGTTTCCCACTGCACTTCCAACACCGAAAGCGGATTCGGCAGGTTGTAAGTAAGACCCGCAGCCATGAGATCAGCAGTGACGGTCAGTCGCTGCATGCCAACCTTGACAACCGTGCTGTCGATGATGCGCTGTGCATCCTCGGTCAGCGGTGTTGCTGCTCGCATTTCAGCAATGGTGAGTCCGCTGCCGATGAGGTTCGACAGATACGCGGTCTTCGCGTCAGTGGCATGCATGCCCTGCACGATACGTGAAGTATTCATTACAGTGCCTCCACCCTGATACGCGGAAATGCACCGCTGGTGTTGTTCTTGTCTTCGACCGCTGCGAAGAGTGGCGTGCCTGAGGCAAACACCTTCAGCGTTCCATCACCGTTGCTTTCGAGTTTCGCACCGTTGGCAATGTTCTGGCCTGATGCGAGAAGCATCCATGCCGTTGCGCCCGGAGAGAAAATCCCGACTTCAACAAGTTCGCCAACCGCATACGTCTCATCGACGCCGCGGTTCAGCATGTTCTGATCGAGTGCAACCGCCTTGACCGTCGGGCCACCTGCGGTAGCATGACGACGGTACTTCGGGCCGGTGGACACATGACGTTCAACGAGGTGTCCGGGCGTGATCACGTTGCTTGCTGCGACGTCGTTCACCTGAACGATTTCGCCGCCGAGCCAAATCGTGTTTGGATCGAACCGAGTGATGGCCATGTTCTACTTGCCGTCCTTTCCGAGAACCGAATCCCATGCCGTCGGCACGTGAGTCTCGGTCTTCGCTGCACGTGGCAGAGGATTACGCGCAGAGAAATCCACAGCAGCGCGAGGTGCATCGACCTGAATCAGATCGCTGATCTTCGACAACTGTGCGATGTCCATGGCGTTCAGTTCGTCTTCGCTGTAAGTCTTCTGCGCGGTCTTCAACGCATCGACCAATTCTTTCTTCGTGGCCGCGTCCTGCTCCGCGTGACGCGCAATCATTTCGCGCACGTGAGCGGGTGCCTCTTCCAACCACTGCGCTTCGGTCTTCTGCGCCTGCGGAGCAGGTGCAGAAACCGCAGTTGCTGCCGTCGGTTGCGGAACCGGAGCAGGTATCGGCACAACGACGGCCGCCACCTTCTCTTCGAGCAATGCAAGACCTGCATCGCTCAGCGCTTCAAGCGCGACCTGCTCTTTGATTGGGCAGTTCGCGTTCGCAATCAGCGCCTGAATGCGTTCGTTTCGACTCATGTTTTCTTCCTTCTCCGAGGGCATAGGCGGGTCTTCGTTATGTTCACAAGAACATGCCGCCTTTAACTGACCCTCTCCAGTTTCAAGCGGTTCGAACTTCACAACGGGTTCTACTTCAGTGCGCTCTGCGCCGAGCGTGATTTCACCGGAAGATTTGTCGAGAGAAAATGTGCGCTTGTAGTAGTGCTCTTCATACACGTTCGGATCCGCCGACATCGTGCAGTAAATGAAGTAGCCATCCGACTCAAACACACTTTCAATGTATGCAAGAAGAGGTTCTTGTGACCGTACTGCTTCGCGCAGTGCGTCTCTTACATCGACGTCGCTGTAGCCTTTAGCACTTGAGCGGAACGGCATTATGTCTTTCAACCGTTCGCGCAATGTGCGCTTCGCAACAGCCTCTGACATAGGCTTCATTCCCTCGGCGGTGATTGTGTGAACCGCAGCAGCGCGAACACCGCATCCCATCTCGTTGCTGCATGCGCCGATGTGTCCTTCTTCCAAGAACGCGAGGTGATCGGGCACCAGATCACGCCACACGTATTCGTAATTCTTTCCGTGATAACTTCCGTTCGCTTCTTCTGCGGTCACGAACACACCAACAGAAACTTCGACGGATTTTCCGTCGAGAATACGATCCACGGTCTTCTGCACCTCGCCACCGAGTGCAGCCGCCTTCGCAATGTCCAGCCACCCTTCCATCTTCAGTTGTTTGTTCTCCACTTTTGTGTTGAACACTTTACCGAAGCAGTACGACTCCAGCACGTTCGGTGAATTCGCGCTCACCGGTTTGCCGTCAATCGTCGGGTGGTTGTGCATGACAGGACGTCCATCCCATCCTGCCGGTGCGACACTGAACGATTCAGCGGACACAAACTCCGGTGCCTTCGCGTTCATCGCACGTATGACGCCTTCAACCAGCGCAATCACCGGCACCACGACGTAATCTTTGTTCTCAAACACCGCTGTGCGGTACTGTCCTGTTGCACCGCGCAGTGTGATCTGTCGGATTTCGCTCATTGCAACACCAATCCTGTTGAGCAACGGCACGATGGGTGCGCGGGTGGATTCGTCGTGCCTGTGGAGAACAGTTCTCCGACTACTTTCACTTCACCGTTCGCGTTGATACAAATATCGCACGTGCGTTCGGTCGGTGATGCAATCCATTCGTGTTTGATCACCTTCGGCAATCGTCCTGCGGCCTGCGCTTGCCGCCACAGTTCCATCTGTCCTTCGTTGGCCGCTTTCACCGTCTCGGTTCGCGCAATGTTCATGGCCCGTTGACGTTGCAACTTGTCGGAGTATTTTTGAAGCGTCCGATTGAGTTGTTCGGTGCTCATTCCTGTTTTCGGCACACGAATCGGTGTCTTCCCTGCGTAAATCCTCTTGCCGGGCGATGTCAGAATGCGCTGATGCAGGTTCACGACTGCGTTCGCTTGCTTCTCCGTCAGTCCGACCACTTGTTTGATCAGCGGTGCAGCCTGTTTCGGTGGTATCCCTTCGACAAACATGCGTTGCACGATTTCGTTCACCGCTTCGCGTGTCTCTGCCGTCACCGCTGTGACCAATTCTGCTGCGTGTTCCTCTGCGAAGATCACCGCTTCAGGATTCGTCACATCGAATTGCATCAGACATTCCACAGTGAAATCGCAACGTGTGATGTTCCCTGCTACCGCATTAATCTCTAAAAGCAGTTGGCTCATCTTGTTCGCTTCAGCAATGCGAAGCGTGGTGTCGAGTCCGACTGTCACCCGGTCGAGATACGCCACAATGGCGTGGTGCATACCGAGTTGAAACAACATTTCCAGCGTTTCCACACCGATCAAATTGCGTGATGCTTCGAACGGCTCCATCAACAGACGCATCATGGGCCGTCTGTAGCGGTCGGCTACACGCATGAGTTTTTCTTGCGGAGAAGCACCCACACGCAGAGTGCTCTGCTCGCTTACCACGGACGAAAGATTCATGTGCTAAACTACGGAGAGGGCAACACGTTCGGCAGCGCAATAAAATGGCGCAGCACGTAAAGCAAAATCACAACAACCGCAATAATCTGGATTGCCGTCTTCACGACCGGATCCATCGGTATTTTCGTGGTGATGAGCCACACTAAAAATCCTAACAACGCAACGACGAGAACCAACATGATCAAATCCATGGCGTCACCAGTTGCGTTTCGTGTTTCGCTTCAGACGAAGGAGACGCATGCGCTTCGCGCTCATCACCTTCACGTCTGTCTCTTCTGCGTCGGTTTCCGGGTCAACGATTTCACCATCGACCGTTTCTCCGGGTGCAGGCAAGAGCAACGCCTGCTCCTTCTTCTTCATTTCGAGTTCAGGATCCACTTCCAAATGTTCTAGCGGAGGGAAGCCAAGAATCCTGTCCCGTATTTCGTTCGCTTCGATGACCGTTTCTCCTGCGGCCTGATTGACCTTTGCCGCATCGAGTGCCAATTTCATTTTCTGATCGTCGTTCAGGTCATCGACTTCCGGCCAGCGCACTTCGTATTCTTCCGTCTGAGGCAACACACCGAGTTCCATCATCCGATCAATGAACGGACGCACCACGTCCGGCCCTGCGAAGGATTCGCGTCTGTCCTGCACACGGTCATCGTAATTGCTCTGGTCGGACGACGATGCGAGTTCTCCGCGCTCTGAACCCATGAGAATGCGCTGAGGTATTCCGATTGTTGCGCTGATCAGCGCCGTAATCGCGTCCGCGCTGGTGTTGAAGTTCGACACGTCACTGCCGAGGGATTCCACGTCCACGCCACGTGTCGTGATCACGCGCTTTAGTTGGTGCGTGTACTCGCTGATTGACGCTTGCAGTTCGGTGATCTGCTCCGGGTCTGGCTCGATTTCAGGATCGAGTTTGATGTGCAGTCCACGATCAGCGCGCTTCCAATACGCTTCCGCACCTCCGCCAACAACCTTGTCAAGGTCTTCAAGGTAGTTCCACACTGCGCGAAGACGTGGTGTGCCGATGAGAGGATTGTCTAAGGAGCCATCGACCACCGGAATGATGCGCGTGTAGTGTACTTTGCCTGTGAAGTTCTTGCCGCCTTGTCCTGCGCGTAATGTCAGGTTGAAATAATTCGGCAGATTGAAACGCGGACTCTTGTTGTCCGACTCTAACTCTCCGAATGTCAAATTGATTTGCGCGACAGGTTGCACGTGAACAAGATCGTCGGGATTACAACGAACCAGCGGGTCGCTGAGTTCTCCCGGTGCGAATAACAGAATGCCCGCATACTCACCGAGTCCCGCGAGTACGTCTGCCTTCTGAAATGTGGGCCACAACTTCAGTCGCTTGTTGAGTTCCGCAAATTGTTTTTCGAATTCGGTTTCGGTGTCGGGATCTTCGTCTTCGATTACCTCGCCACCTCCACGCCATGTCGAGTACGGCAACGCTTCTACGATGCGCTTCGCTAATCCTCCGCGCTCGTATCGAGCGACGTACTTTGATGCGTCGAGTGTGACCGGGTAGCCGAGCGCTTCACTCATGTTGCGCTGGCCGTCGAAGGTGGAGAGACCGAGCGCCCGTGCTAATTGCGAACGTTGCAGGGCCATCGACGTCGGTGGTGCAGTCGCCGCACGAAGATGCGGGTTCGCTAAACGACGCTTCAACTGTTCGCGTCTGCTCATCTCACCACACCAATTGCCCGCTCTTCTTCTTTTCAGAGATCAGAACGTTGAATGCGCATGACGAACCATCCACCTGATCATCGTTGCTCGCAGAAGGGAAGTCGCACAGTTCCTGTATGTAAGGTTCGATCCATGCGTCCTGTGCAACGTCTCCTGTTCGGACGATGCACACGTTGCCTGCTTCGCACTGTGCGCGGAAGGGCCGTGCGCGTGTCACCTTGTCACCGCTAATCGGTACCGCCGCATAGTCGGTACCCTTCAACAGTTTGGCACGGGACACGACGACGGCCGCACCTGATGCGCCACCTTCTTTTTCTTCGCGCTGCATGCACTGACGGCCATCACTCGCAGCGGTCTGCGCCATCAGCGCATCGACGCCAGCAGGGCCGAGTTGTTTGCGATGCACGTGCTCCACGTAGAACGTATCGCCGTCCTGCGCAATGCGAACACCGGCCGTGTAGTCACCACGACCTTCAGTGCCCGCAGTGTCCCATCCACGCGCACGTCTCGCCTTCGCCGGTGATGCTTCTACGAAACGGAACCATTCACGCTTGAACAGTCCGCCACCCTCAGGCGCAGGACGTTGCTGCAACTGTCCTGCAGTCCCATACGGGCCAAGATCCATTTCGAGTTGACGCACCACGTGTTCAGGCAACAGTGATGGCATCAACAGTTCACCGGCTACCGTGCGGTGATCACGCACATCAGCACCGGCAGGTTCGTACCGCATAGGGAACTTCACATGTTCGAATCCTCCACGTGCCAAGAGGTACCCGCTCATGTCGTCCTGATGCAGTCGCTGCATAATCACGATGATCGCAACACCTCTGCCGATGCCACGTGAAGAAATCGTGTTGCTGAACCACGCGTTCGCTGAATCGCGCTCAGTGGACGAGCGCGCCTGCTGTGCGGTCAGCGGGTCGTCAATGATGATTCTGTCGATGTGTTCACCGGTGCCCGCACCGTTGACGGACGTCGCAAAGCGCAATCCTTGTTTCGTCGTGCTGAACTTTTCCTTCGCGCTTTGGTCACCGGTCAGTCGGACATGCGGAAAGTGTTCTTGGTACCAATCGCTCGTGACGATTTGACGCAAGCGCAGGTTGTCACGAATGGACAGGTGCGCAGAATACGACGCGGTCAAATACTTCAACGAGGGGTTGCAGGCCCATTCCCATGCAGGAAAGAAGACCGACACCAGCAACGATTTCATCGTGCCCGGTGGCACGTTGATCAGAACGCGCTTCGTCTCTCCACGTGTGACGCCTTCAAGCACCTTGCACAACTCTTCGATGTGCCAATTATCGTGGAAGGGCATCATCGGTTCGACAATGTTCCACGCGTTCTTCGTGAAGTAGGCGAGGGAGTCCCGCAGCAGAATGGATTCTGCCTTCTGTGCTCGGCGCTCAAACTCTTTTTCAATCGTCAACAACTCTTCGTTGAGTCGTTCAAGAGTCGCCACAGTGGAAGGAGACATGTTAATGCCGAGACTCGGTGTTCTGCGCGTCGAGAATCTTTTTCATCGCCATCAGCGTTCGCTCTTGGCGTTCGTGCAGTTCTTCAATCGACAGGTGGTCAACGCTTTTCGTCTTGTCTTCAATTTCGATGCGGTCAACAGGCTTGCCTGCCACGTGGTCGATAATTTTGCACTCGACCGCAGGAGGAAGAGAACCGGTCACCAATCGAATGTAGATTGAACGACGATACGCACGTGTCTCCAGCATTTTCGTGAACAGTTCTTTCATGCTCACGTTGCTGTCCACCTCTATGGCTTCGAACTCTTCAAGGGCTTCCGCGTCCTGCGACGTTGCTTCAGAGGGTGCGCCGGAAGTCAATCCCAACGTCTCGGCCAACGTGGTCATTTTGCGGAAGACAATGCACGAATCCCCAGAGGGAGGCAAGGGGAAAATTTATCGCTCGAAAGTTTTTAAGTCAGAAATATTTTTCGAACGCAGCGCAAATTCTCCCTCTGAGGGTTACAAGGATTACGAGTGTTACAAGCGTTACGAAATAACTCCTGTGTTTGTAACGATGTAACTCTTGTAACTCTTGTAACCCTTCTTGGTGAGAGGTTCCTACTGGAAGAATAGGGGTGTCCGATACACGCAGGCCGGGGGACTCTAAGCAAACAAGCGACACAAGGGTTACGAACGAGACATCGTTGAAAACAAAGGACTTATTTTGTAACGCATGTAACGCTCGTTCCGTCGAGACGAATTACGACCTGAAAATGTAACGCTTGTAACCCTTGTAACCCTTGTTTGAAAACATTTTGGAAGGGTTACAAGGGTTACAAGGGTTACAAATCGCTGAATGCAAAAAACGATTCACGAACAAACGTCGAAGCCTGGGTTATGTCGGCGGCCTGTCAGACTTCTTCTCATCAACGTCCCGTAATTTTTCTGAAGATGAGATACGGCCCTAAAGCGTCCATCGCGTCGTTCGACATTTCGTGAATGACCGACATGCACGACATCAATCGTTCCAAATCCCGCGTTGACCACTTCGTTAGATCCTCTTCTTTCTTCATGTTGTGCCAATCACGTCGCAGCACACGCGCACGATGCATTTCTTCTTTACCACACGGCACCGAAAGAAACGCATCGATCATCAGGAAGATAATCTTCATGGTCGTCGGTGAGGTGCCATCACCTTCAACCGCAAATTCCGCGGCGGCTGCGGCAGACGCATCGTCATGTTGCTTTTCGAAGTCGTGGATTTTCATAGCACCTCGCACACCATCAAATCACCAACACCATGTGCCGTGTCTACGTACCGCACCGAATAATTCAGATTGATCAATTCCACACACGCAATCGCATCGGCCTTCGGCAGACCATGCCAGTCCGGTGTGCCGAACATGCGCACATCATCAATCAACAGCACGTGACTCTTGCACGGACTCAGTTGCAACGCCTGCAGTTCGCGCAACAATGGATTATCCTCGATTGAATGGGCATCGAGGTATATCACCGACGGTTGATGCAATCGCGGTGCGAACGTCGCCAACAGTTCATCGGAACTCCCATGCCACAAGGTCACACGTGGATTGTCTCGGTACCGGTCAAGTGCATCGGTATACAACGACAGA